TTGACAATTTGCCGTTTTCTTATCATAACAAAGGCACATGAGAAGCCTTTTATTCGTCATATGGATTAAAGCGTCTAAAGACGCAGCAACCGCATTGTCAATTATTGAAACATTGGCACTTGGTGAGTTTGACACTCAATCAAGGGGCGGCGCTCGCATTGTGTCTGCAAATGTTGCAGGTAAACAATTTCAATATGAGTTGCCAGCCGATTGGTCGGCATCTGATTTTATTGAGCAATTGAGGTTGCTCTATCGCGTTGCAACAACTGGCGGTGCTGACGGCGGTCAAATGACTGACACAGAAATGAATGATTACGTCATTGATGCAGGCAACCAAGTCACAAATATCAGCAAGGTGCGCTTTGCCGATCAATCGGGAGGAAGATACTAATGGCAACCAAACCAATTAAATTACTGCCAAAGCTAAAGAAAATCACTTCCAGTGTGGCTTCATTTTGGGGCAGAGGTGGAACAAATGAATTTTACCCAGGCGGCGCAGATGATCAGCGCCGATTTGGGCGCGGCAAGCTGGCCCGCGACATCGCAGAATTGATGGTGGAAAACCGCCAGAAAATGCTGCTTGGTGATTCGCGGTATATTTATCAATCATTTTCAACTGTATCTGGCGCAGTAAAGCAAAAAGCCAACTATGTTTATGGCAACGCATGGCGCTTGCAGTCTTATAGTTCAGACGCAAAATTTGCTTTGGCAGTTGAGGAAGACTTTAAGAAGATCGACCGCTTGCTTGATACACGCGGCACTGCTTTTTCTTTTCGCAAGTCTGCATGGCTTGGATCAAAAACCATTGATGTTGATGGTGATTATTTCATTGTATTGACGGAAAACGCAGAAACAGGTTTTCCAAAGCTGCAATTTTTAGAAGCGCATCGGGTCGGCTCTTTTGGCTTAAATGGAGCGCACACAGTCACATCTGGCCGATACAAAGGGCTGCGCATTTTCGCTGGCGTGATTGTTGATGAATACATGCAACCGATTGCATATAGGGTGCAAGATGAATCATCTAAAGCCGGGCATCGTGATGTGAATGCAAACAGCATGATTCACATTGCAGATTTGGAATGGTTTAGCCAAAGCCGAGGGCAGCCATCTGTTGCTGCTGCAATTCTTGATTGGTATGATTTAGCAGAAACACGTGACGCGGAAAAGATTGCCGAGAAAGTAAACAGCGCGTTGACCTTGGTGGAATCAAACGAAACTGGTCGNCAAGACATGGGCAACTCAATTGTCAATCCATCGCCGGGCAGTGATGGCAGGCTGCAGACTCAATTGATGGATTCTGGATTGATTCGATACATCAAAAATGGTGGCAGCTTGAAGGCACACCAGAGCAACCGACCAAGCGACCAGTGGTTGAACTTTACAAAGCTGGTTGAATCATCGGCATTTTACGCACTAGGCTGGCGCAGAGAAATGTTGGATTCATCTGCAATTGGTGGCGCTGGCGTTCGCGGCTTTGCTGCTGACATCAACAAGTCAATAGCTTCCAGGCGTGAAGTCATTGAAGCAGGATTGAAACGTGCAGCCATTTATGTAATTGCTAAACGTGCAAAACAAGGTGTTTACGGCGAATTGCCGGAAGACTGGTGGAAAATTGGATTTACAAAGGCAGCACAATTTACTGTTGATGAAGGGCGCATGCGCGCAGCAGACATTGCAGATTTACGTGCAGGCTTAACAACTGAAGACCACATTGTTGAAGCGCGTGGCATGGATTATGAAGACTTGCTGCGCAAACGTGCCGCCAACTTGGTATTGAAAAAACAAATTGCCGAGGAAAATGGATTAAATCCAACAGAACTTGGCACAACGGCAATGCCGGGCGATCCAGTTGAGCTTGTTGAAGAAGAAACAGATGAAACTTTAGAATCTGAACAAGAGTCACAAGATAACATTCAAACAGAAGAAAATTAACCAAAATATCTAAAATGGAAAAATCAAAAAAACAAACGTGGTATGCAATTGAACAAGAACCTGCCGTTGAAGATGTTAAATCTTCTAAAGCAGAAATCTATATATATGACGAAATCGGTGGCTTCGGAGTTGATGCCAACAACTTTGTCGAATCGCTTGAAGCACTTGGAGAAATTGAGCAAATAGATTTGCGCATCAGTTCACCGGGTGGATCAATTATTGAAGGCAATGTAATTTACAACGCTATCAAACGCCATCCAGCCAACGTCACAGTTTACATTGACGGCATGGCTGCAAGCATGGCTTCCGTAATCGCTATGGCTGGTGATGAAGTAATCATGGCAGACAATGCTTTGCTAATGATCCACAATCCTTGGACTGTCTCAATCGGTGATTCTGATCAACTACGCAAAGATGCTGATCTGATGGATAAGATGAAATCAGCAATCATCAACGCTTACTCACGTAGCAATTATGATATTGAGGAACTAGAAGAATTGATGGATTCCGAAACATGGTTTACTGCACAAGAAGCCATTGATGCTGGATTTATTGATGGCACAGTTGAAGGTTTAAAGGCGGCTGCATTAATCACAGAAATGGCAACCATCGCAAACCAAGCTGGCTCAACATTACCAGTTGAAAAGATTGTTTCTTCACTTGTCACAAAGAACGACAAACAAATAACCATTCTAAATAACCAAATTACAGAAATGACTGAATCAGCAGAACAAGAAAAGGCTCAAATTGTAGAATTGCAAAATTCTGTTAAAGAGTATACAACTCAAATCGAAGATATGGAAAGTTCTCACACAGAAGAAATGGATGATGCCGCAGTTGCTTTGAAAGAAGCGTCTGAAGTTCAAACAAAAGATGTCGCAGTTGCGGCCGCAGAATTGATGGCATTACAAACCGCTGACGCAATTGCTGAAGCATCCAATGAATCTGACCAACCTAAGAGTGCAGACTCTTTTTGGGACGAATACAAAGCAATTGGAAAATCACAAGGTCTTGAAGCCAAGAACAAGTGGTATTCTGAAAACAAACATCTCATACAAAAATAATTTCACAACCAAGTGAATCTTAACAAAAACAAATAAAAACCAAATATTATGGCTAATACAATCGCAGGGGCAAATCTTGCCGAAATCGCACAGGAAAGCTTGGCTGGACTAAGTTCTCTTTTCGCTCCATTGAGCGCACTAACAACTGACTTTTCAGCTGACGTTCAAGGCGCAGGTGAAAGCGTCACAACTCGTTTTCCAACCAAACCAGTCGCTGCTGACATGGCCGCAGGAATTAAGAGCGCATCGCAAGATGTTGCCATGACTTCTGCAACTGTATCGCTAAACAGCCATTATGGTTTCACTTATGGATTCACCGATGTTGAGCGCAGCAAGTCTTCCATCAACCTAAACAACCTTTTCATTGAGCCAGCACTTCAAGCACTTGGTGACAAAGTTTTTGGTGATATCTGGAATCTCATCACAGCCGCAAACTTTGGAACAAGTAGCACGATCACTTCTGCAAACTTTGATCGTGATGATCTTGCTGATCTTAATGCTACATTGACTGGAACTAAGAAGGCTCCACAAGGCGGTCGTTCTGTGTTCATGAATCCTACTTACTACGCATCACTTGTTAAGACTCTTAACAGCGCAGAGATTCCCGGCATCACAGAAGAAAAGCGTGAAGCACTTGTTCCTCGCGTTGCTAAGTTTGACGTTTATGAAACTGATCTTGCTGATGGCAATGGCGAAAACCTTGAGGCATTCGCATTCCAACGCAATTCGCTTCTCATGGCTGGTCGTGGTGTTGATACTGAGCTTGCTGAACAAGCTGGAATTGAAGTTGAAACTGTTGTGATTCCTGGTCTTGGACTTCCAGTTCAGTTCCGTCGATTCTACGACAATGAAGGCGTTCTCTACTACAACTGCCAACTACTTTACGGAGTTGCAAAGGGTGTTGATTACGGCGTTCGCGTTGTTTCTGCTTAATTAATCATGAAGCCGTCTTGGTCAATCCAAGGCGGCTTTTTTTTCTTAACTTAAAATTTAATATTATGTTTAAACCATCAGCCACATTACACAAAGCGCCATCTGGCGTTCTGTCTGTTTTAGTATGCTCTGAAGATGCCAATGAATGCCTTGTTGCATTTAAGGCATGCACAGAGCCAGGTGAGGTCGCCTATTTGCGCAAAGGTCACTTGGATAAATTCAAAAAAATTGATTCCATAAAGGTTGCCAACCCCGTGGCAGCTAAAAAGACTGCAAAGAAGAAAACTAAGATTTTGCAATAAGGGGTTATTGTTGTCTCGTTAAAGCCGTCATTTGCATTTGCAGGTGGCGGCTTTTTCGCATCTTGCCAAAATCCACATTTAGCTTTAAAACTAAGGCATGTCAGATTTTAGTGATTTCTTAAATATTGGATGCCATGATGCCGCAAACATCATGGGCGAATCCATTGACCTAAATGGTCAGAGAGTAAACGCTGTATTTGATGAGCAGGTCAACGAATGGGACATGGTCGAGCATGGCGATTATGAAAGCCCGGCAACCAAGCTGGTTGTTGCGTTGCTTGATGTGCGCACAGTGCCAAAAAAGAAAGAACGATTCATTAGAGTTGCCACAGGTGAAACTTTTTTCATCACTGAAATTAGCATTAGCACTGGCAATGTTGAAATGAAAGCCAGAAATGAAACCAAATTAAATGTCTAAAAAACACTTTGAATTGGATGATGCCGTTTTTCAGTCAAAAATCAGAAAGATGGCTAAAAAATGGAAGATCGACGAAAAAGAATTCGTGCAAGATCAAGGCGCAATGTATTGGCGTGATCTTGCGCGATTTATTCCGCCATACAAATCATTTCCAGGCAGAGGCACAACCCTTGGGAACAAGGCAGACCAAATGGCTGGTAAGCTTGCGATTGAATACGATTTGAAGAAATTGTTTTTTGCGCCAGAGGGCAGGGTTTTTAATTGGGCCGAAAGCACTTTTCCAACTGGTGAAATTTACAAAGGCAGAAAAGTCATTGGTGCTGGCGTGATTAAATCAATTGGTCAAATGCGCAGATTCCACAATGCCAACAGATTGAAAAATGGGCGGCCAAGATCGCTAAAAGGTTTCCAGCAAATGTGGGTGGATGAAGCCATGTTTGATACTTACAAATTCATCGTGCAGCGCGATGTTGGCATTGCTAAAGCATCAATGGCAAAAGGCGTGTTGAGGTTAAAACCAAACATTAAAGGCATTCCAAAATGGGTGCGCAATCAAATGGGCAAGGCAATTGGAAATGCAAGAATGGCAAAAGTAAACAATTCTTGGACGGCATTCTTTACTGCCAAGGCATTTGGGTTGCAGCATTTATCAATGGGAACTGTCAATATTGTTAGGCGCGGCAGATTGAAAGCGATGGAAACAAGGTTGAAATTTCTTTTTAAAAAAGCAGCCAAGGAATCTAAGTTAAAAGTGAGGTGATTGACAAAATCTGTTCAAAATTGTAAAACATAACAAATGCCAGCCCAATCATACACAGAAATCTTTAATTTTGAAGGCAACATTGAGTCTGCATTTAAGCAATGGTTAGGAGATCAAATGCTAGAGGTGCAGGAGCAGCTAAGCGTTGAGACGTTGCCAGATGACTACATTGGGGTCACAGCCAAACTTGGAGGCATTACAGGGCATTACAATCCATCACCGGGCGGTGCTACGCATCCAACATATGATCAATATGATTTTGATTTGGATTTTGTGGTGCAAACCAGGCGGCACAATGAAGAAGGCAGCCAAACCGAAAACGTAAAATCAAGACATCGTGAAATTGTGGCATTAATCCGCACTTTCGTGGCTATGTTCAAAGCTAAAGGTTCAGCACTTGAAACGTATTTACAATATTATCAAATTGAGTTTCTCAATCCATCTGGAACTGAAAACAGCATAGAAGATGTATTTGACGTTTCTACAATTTCATATGACGGGCAAATTTCAATACTGACAAATGCCTTTCCAACTGTATAAATTAAACAAACGGCAATCAGCCACAACCAACTAAAAAATCATGGCAATACCATATTCATCCACAGCAAACCTTCCACAAGGTTTTGAAACAGTCACAATCAATAGCATTGCATATATTGTTGATGCCGTATCTGGCGCATCATTTGCAAACCGAGTCATCAGCCGCACAGATGCGTCTGGTGATCGCGCAGACTTTATGATTCGCGAGGGCAGCGATCAAGTAGAGGTCACTTATACATTGCAACGCGCAGTCGCAACAACAGTTCTGCCAGCAATCGGTGATGAGTTTTCACATGACTATGACCGCAGCGAAACAGCATCAACGCTTGTTGTTAAGGATGTGACAGTCAACCGAGACAAAGACTCATTTGATACTTTTGAAATGGTCGCAGTTCGCAAAACTTACCAAGGTTAATTGTGAAAATCACACTTAAAGTTGAAAAGTTTATTCGCGGTCAATTGACCGAAGCAGGCACAACAGTTGATGTTGGTGACCTTGTGGCTCAGTCATTGATTGATTCCGGGGCAGCAGTCAAATTTGGCTCAAAGCCAAAGAAGACCAAAGCTGAAGATTAAAAACCAAATGCTTTAAATTAAAAGCCTTGTCTGCTCATCGGTGGGCAAGGCTTTTTTCACATCATGATTAATGAATTAGCAGATGATTTAAGGAAAGCAGAAGCCAGAATTGTCGAAAATAGGCTGCTTGCTTGGTCTTCTGATGCAGGGGAAGAAACCATTGGCAAAATGTCACTAGTGCCATTTACGGCTAAGGCGTGGGTTGATTTAAAGCTGGTGGGCAACAAGATGGTTTGTGATGGCAAGCCAACCGATGATGATGTGCTGGAATACTTGTGGCGCAATTCCAAGCATTACGGGCCAGAAGCAAACGCCAAAACTCAAAAAGCTAAAAAAGCCATTGGCTATTTATTAGGCAAATCAAAAGACAACGAATTGCAGATGATTGCTTACAGGCATTTAAATGATGCCTTTGCTGAAATTCCAGAGCGCGTGAACTCTGGCAGCAATTCATTCAGCCGTGAAAATAAAATGCCAGCAATTGAGGGCATTGTTGGAGCAATTGACGAGGTGGCTGCAAGGTATGGACAAAATCCACAAGATGTATTAAGTTGGTCAATGAACCGCATTTTTCAGCTTCAAAAAGCAATCAGATTGGCAACCATTCCAGATTACAAATTGGCTGAACCAGGTTTGGTGAAAATGATAAAGCAAGAAATTTTAACAGAAATTAATAATGGCACAGAAGGCAGAACTTAAAGCAAAAATCAATCTCGATTCTTCTGGATTTAGCAAAGGAATTGAGAAAGCCAAATCAAAGGTCAAAAACTTTGCAAGCAGCGCAACGGCATCATTTGTAAGGGTTGGCGCTGCATTTGCTGGCATTAATTTGGTAAAAGGAATTGCAAACCTGGGTTTGGCGGCTGGTGAAACTGCCAGCAAATTTAAAGCGGTATTTGGCCCGGCAACAGATGAAATGAATGAAAAGGTGCAGGAATTGCGCAAAACAATTCCAAGCACAACTGCTGAAATGCAGAATTCATTGGCAACCTTTGCAGCAATGGCAAAAGCATTTGGCATGAATAGCGAAGCGGCTGGCATGTTTTCTGTTGAGATGGTCAAGATTGCAGGTGACATTGCCAGCTTTCACAATTTACCAATTGAAGATGCGTTCACTAAAATAAGATCCGCAATCAGTGGTGAATTTGAACCAATGAAGCAATTGGGCATCGTTATAAACGAAGCCACAATCAAGCAGGAAGCATTGAATTTGGCAATTTATGAAGGCACTGGTCAACTTGGCCCGGCACAAAAAGCTTTGGCAGTTCAATCAATCATGATTCGCAATTTAGGTGAAGCCAATGGCGATGCTGCTGCAACGGCAGACAGCGCAGCCAACAGAGTAAAGTTTTTACGTGCTGAATTATTGGAAACAGGCACAAAGATTGGCACAACTGCATTGCCGGCAATCTTGGCATTGACCCAGGGATTGGCTTTGATGCTTTCAAAAACAAAAGAATTTACTGATTTTGCAGGGACAAAAGTGGGTGAAATGGTTTACGGCCCAACCGATGAAACATTGGAAAAACAAAAAGAAGCCATTTCTTTGTTTGATGCACAAAAGCAAGCAACCAAAGAATTGACGGAGCAGGGCAAACTTTACAAGCAAGGCATGTTTGAGGGAACGCTTTGGACTGATGGATTGTCTGAAAAATTAGAAGAAAACAAGCGTTTGATTAAAGAAAGAACAGATGAAATTTTACAAGGTAACGCTGCACAAAAAGAATCATCTGAAGATTTAATTGAAGCCAAAGAGGAAGAAATAAAAACATCTGAAGATTTGGCAGCAACCTTAACTGATCAAATAGAAACAGAAGTTGATCCAAAAAGAAAAAAGGCATTAAAAGACAGGTTGCAAGCTTACCAGGATTTACTTAATGCGGCTGGCGAATTAAAAACAATTGAAAATCTTACACCAAAACAAATTCAAGCCGAAAAAGACAAAGTTGCATTGGCAGAAAAACAATTGGCGTTAATTAAAGCGCAAGCAGCAGAAGATGATGCATTGACGCATAAAGCACAACAGCAGCTTGATCTTGAAAAATCCATTCAAAGCATCATGAAGTCAGCAAATGTTGATCGTGCGCAAGCAGTTAAACTTGCAAAGGATCTGGCAAAAGCAAGCGCAGGAGCAGACACAAACCAATCTGGATACACTACGCCGAGAGAACAAAGAGCGGCTGAACGCAAGCAGCGCAAAGAAGACCAGGCGCGAAGAAAAAGAGAGCGCAAAGAACGTGCAGGCGAAGTTGGCGCAGATCAACGCGCGAGAGACAAAGCACGCGAAGCCAGAATGCGAGAACGCGAAAAGGCCAACGGCATTGATACTGGCAAAGGAGGTTCTGGCAGTGACAGCAAAAAACCATCTGGCGAAAAAGCGAAAGATCAAAAAGATTCTAAAGCAATGGAACAAAGCGCAAAAGATACTGCGGACAACACAAAAGAAATTTTAACTGAAATACAGAAAAATCCATCATGAGCATACCATATTTATCAACTAATGAATTTGATACAGCCAGACCAAACATAGATTCTTGGATTGAATTCCCATTTATAAATAAAGGAGACAGCACAACTAAGGTTTACCATCTACGATGCACTATGTTGCGTTCAGACTATGATCCAAGTGATGTTGCATTGGACACAACCATGGCATCAGCCACTAATGCGGCCGTGACAAGTCTTCCATTTGCTGCTGACGTAAATGCTTATTTTGTTGGTGATTACGATCATCAAATTAGTGATGGCGTTTTAATTACTTTTGATAGGCAGTTTGCAAATATTCCGATACCAACAGTTGATCCTGCTGGATCTGAAATTTTCACATTTCCGGGGCTGCCAGCAACATCTGGAACTGGGTCAAGACTAACAATAACGACTGCTAGCGTCACAAATAATGTGATTACTCTAATTACTAGTAGTTCGCATGGAATGTCTACTGGTGACAATTTTAGGTTTTACTTTCGAGGGACGACTGCAATATTTGGAAGAAATTATGGTGGCTATATTTATGGCAATGGAACTGCCATTTCTGGAACATCTGGCAGCACACTTAAAATCAATGCTTATTTGCCAGACGCATTTACATTTACAGATGGATATTGTGATCCTTTTTCAAGTCGAGGCAGGAAACAAGTCTCTCGAAAATCATCAACACAACTTGAATATCAATATTATTTGCCTGGTGTTTCTCCGGGCATTACAACAACTCAAGATATAAATTTGCCGCAAAGATTTGAAGCTTACAGATATTCAGAAGGCAATACAGTTTCAACATTAAATAGTTACACACAGCCATCAGCTATTGAATATAATGCAATCGTTGATGGTGACGGGTTTTTAGTGTTAGATTCTGGCATTTCCCGGTGGAAAGGGAACATCACTAGGCAAACAGTTAAATCCATAAGGGCAATTTAAAGTTATGGCAGACATTCAAAAAGTTACAGAAGGATCGCTTGCTAAAAATAACAAGCTGAATGAAGTCATTGAAAAATTAAATCCATTGTTGAATATTGAAGTTAATCAAGTTGATGCAGATGAACCACTAGAAATTGAATATTCTGACAACAATGTTGTTTTACGCGTGCCGGAGTCTGGATTGATCGATGGATTTGTTGAAACATCAGTTACACTATGCCAAAATGGAACAGAAGTTACTGGTAAAATTTTATTTAAAGCTGATTAATGGCTCAATCATTTACAGCATTAGGCAAAGGCAATGGTTTTAACCGATGTCTAGGTGAAATTGATTTAAATGGGTCAGACAAAACAATTTTAAATGCGCCTACACTTGAGCAAACAATGAACGCATATTGGAATTTTGACAGCGCAACTTTTGGGGCTGCAACTTTTAATCCAAACAATCAGCCAGTCGATTTACTATGTAATGAAAATGCAAATCGTGGATCTGATTTTGCTTATGATCCAACTGATAGCGCATATTATGATGTTAGACATCAAATTGCTAACAAATTTACTAAAAACGGAGTTATTGGTTATATACACGGAATTCGTTTTAATTATCAACAAAGTGAAACAAGCATAGAAGACGATAATCAGTCCGTAATAGAGGTTAATTGGTTTTCTTCATATTATTCCCCACTTATCAATGAATCTACATGCATAACATCATACGCATCTTCTCAAGCCGGTGGCACATATCCATTTGGAAAAGTAAAAACAGCAGTAACTAGCAGCGTCAGCGCAGTAACCATAGGCGGTTTGCCATTTGTAAAATTTGTTAGAAAAGAATTCCAAGGTTTTTCATTTGATGATCCAATTGGCAGTGGAAATGCTGTTTGCCAAACACCATATTATTTGCCAGAGCCAACTTCGCAGCCATCATTATCCTTTCATACTTACTAATATGTTTCCAATACAAGTATTTAAATACCCTAACGGCATTCATGGAACCTACATTTACAAAAGTGGGTTTTCTTCAACATCTTTAATTTTTGGAAATCCAATTAACCTACTATTTATCAAAGGCCAAAAAATAGATAGAGATGAAGGCCGTGGTTCTTTGTTTATACCAGTGCGTGATCCAGTTGAACGTTTTGCATCTGCGATTAATACAGTAAGAAAAAATAAGAAATATTCCAAACATAGTGTTAATAAACTAATTGAAATGCTAGAACAGAATACTTTTAGAAATCTGCATTTTATGGATGTTGCAACTATTTTACGAAACGCTTGTTTTTTATTTGATGATATACACTTATACAAATTTCCAGATCATTATGAGGAAATGCTGCGCGATGGTGGATATGATGGAGAAATACCGCACGAAAATAAAAGCACAAAAAAGTTAGTATTGACCGACAGCCAAAAAGCTAGAGTGGCTGAGTATTACGCCACAGACATTGAAATATTTAATTCAATTAAAGAACCGGGGCAAAAATTTCATTTCCTAAAAATGTAGAGTATTGCCAAAATTAAAAAAACAGACTAAACATTAAATATGGCAACGAAGATTTACATCAATACAGATTTGAAGGATTTAACCGCCAATGCGGTTGCTAACAAAAACAGACCAACACAAGTTGTGCGGTTGCCACAAATCGTTGAGGGCGAAACTTTAGATGTTGAGTTGTCATTGGTTAATTCTGGCGGTGGATATGATTCTAGGAGTGGTGACGCAACTGTTTCTTTGGCTGTTGCTGTTTCAGCTAGAGGCGTGGCCGCAACATCTGGCACATTTACGCTGACGGCATCCACAGAGACAACAGCACCACTTGCATGGAACGCATCAGCGGAGGCCGTTGAAGGGGCTTTAAATGCGTTAAATAGCGGTTCTGGTGCTTATGGTTCCAAAGTAGATGTTAAAAAGCTAAATTCTGGATCATATCGAATCATTTTTAAAGATGTTGGGGCAAGAACTGATTTTGGCGGCACATCAATTGATCTTGCGCCAGAATCTGAAGTGACAATTGCAACGGCAGTTGTTGGATCATCAACGATCCGGGCGCAAATGATCATTGAGATCAGCCAACAGCCAGCGATTTACACTAGCACATGGACAACTGGATCAAGCAAGTTTAGCGGTCAATTAAACGCAAACACCGCCAGAGTGCAGGAATTGATTGCAACTGGGCAAGATGCATTTTTTGAAGTCAAAGCAGATGATGATGTAATTTGCCAAGTGCCAATAGCTGTATTGCCTGCGGTCGCTGCACCAAACAGTTTGCCAGCGCATACATTGCCAAGCAACTTGAATGATTTTGCAAATGATCCAAGCACCAATGGCAATTTCAATGCGTCAAATTGGCTGACTGATTTAGGTTCTCCAGAAAATTATGCAGTTTGGGGTCAAATAACTGGAACCCTAACTAACCAATCGGATTTGGTTTCCGCATTAGCCCTAAAAGGAAGTGCTAGTGATGTGGCTATTAACACGGCAAAGGTTGGAATTACAAGTAGTCAATCAAGTGCTATTACTTCCAATACAGCTAACATTGCAACTAATACAGCGGACATTTCAACCAACACATCCGCAATTAGCGGGAAGCAAGATACCCTAACTTTCGGCATAGCAAACACGAATGCGGTTAAGATTGATAACACTGGAACTTGGGCGCACAGTGGTGATATTTGCAAGTTTGCAAGTAGTGGAATCATGCCGTATACCTTTGCAAGTTTGAAATATGATTTAGGTATACCTGTAAATGTAGCTGCCATTGCACTGAATACAGCTAAGGTTGGAATCACAACAGCACAAGCAGCGGACATTACAACCAACAACGCTAAAGTTGGTATCACGACAGCTCAAGCAAATGAGATCACTGCCAATACTTCGAAAGTTGAATATCCATTTACAACAGACTTTATTTCTGGAGTTCAGCAGACTAGAGATCTTACGACTATTCTTCAAACATCTGGATACTACAATAGTAACTTATCTAGTATTTACATTGGTAGTAATGTTACTAGCATCGGGTCTCTAGCATTCCAATATTGCGGTTTACTAACTGGCGTTAATATGTCTAATAGCGTCACTAGCATCGGAGACAGTGCATTTCGATCCTGCAGCGCATTGACGAGCGTAACCATCGCCGACAGCGTCACTAGCCTCGGGTCTAAAGCATTTTATTACTGCCAAGTCTTAACGAGCGTAACCCTCAGTAGTAATATCACAAGCATCGGGTCGAACGCATTCTATTATTGTAGCACCCTGCCGAGCATCACGATTCCAGACAGCGTTACTAGCATCGGGGAGCGTTCTTTCTCCAAGTGTTTTGCCCTTACTAGCATCACAATACCAAGCGGTGTCACCAGCATCGGGTCGAACGCATTCTATTATAGCCCCAGCCTGTCTACACTTAATTGTTTAGCCACAGCAGCTCCTACACTTGGGTCAAATGCGTTTTACTATACCGCAGGTTTAAGTGAAATCCACGTTCCAGTAGGATCAACAGGATACGGAGCTACGTATGGAGGCTTGACGGTTGTCGCAGACTTGTAATGATTGTAGACCTATATGAGTAAACAACTGCATTTCGTATCTGGTCTTCCCCGAGCTTGCTCTACGCTGCTCTGCAATCTACTTGCACAGAACGCAAGGGTTCACGCTACGCCTAGTAGTGCCTTGCACGAAATAGGATATATAGCTCGTCAAGTGTTTCAGACTGAAGAAGCAAAAGCTGTGGATATGAAGAATGTCCTTGAACCTATGTTTCTAGACTACGTTAAGGCTGGCTGTGAGAATGCTTTCAACAGCATCACAGAGCGACCTGTAATTGTAGACAAAAGCCGCTCTTGGGTTGGTCACCTCGACCAGCTCTTCAAGGTATGGCCAGATGCTAAGGTTCTTGTCCCCGTCCG